GTCTGTGTGGTTGGCGCAGCAGTTGATAGGTCTAATAGTGTTGTATCAATGTCTGTGGGTGGGCCAACAAAGTTTGCCGGATTAGTCTCCGGAAATGTAGCCATTACATCTGCGCTTGTTGTGGCAGGGCCAGCACTCAAGTAATCGGGAATTGGAAGATTCTCAATATACTTCTCAGCTTGTGCAGTGGAGATTACATCCGCTGTGCCTTGTATGCCAGTTTGGACAAGAGCAGTTTTAGCCGCAGTCTCGGGGTCTTTACCCGCCACCATGTTTGCCGCTGTGCTTGAGACAAAGTTCTTCACCGCGCCGGGGTCAGCTACCAAATAGCCGCCAACTTGACCACCCGCAAAACCCGCCACACCACCGACCACAGCACCCTTTAGAGCATCCTCCGCTGATTTGCCTTGTGCCACTTGTAGGGCAGCGTTAGCCACACCCGTACCAATAGCAGAGGCCACAGCCGCCGATGTTGCTGCCGGTAACAAACCCGCCGCTATCATTTGTTGACCAATGGCAGAGCCAACACCGGGCGCAGCCACACTCAAAGCAATTGCAGCCAATGCGGGTGTGTTTTCAGATAGGCTTAAATCTTTGTCTAGTTGGGCTAATTCTTTGCTTACCGTCTGTTCAACGGGTTGAAATAGGTTAGTAGCAGCCCTGCTAATAGCTGCGCTTGGGTCTATGCTTGCAAATGCCTTGCCAATATCTCCGCCAACAAGATTGTTAACAAAGTTACTTAAAAAATTACCACCGCTTTGAGTTATTGTTGTTTTATACCCTGTCAAATTTTCATTAGGAAGAATAAAACTAGCATCACTATTAGATGTTGCTCCAACTGCGTATGTAGGTTGTCCTTCATACATGACCATGCCTTGAATGGCTGGCCTATCTGCTGTAATTTGATAAGTTGGTTGTGGAATTGCGCCGCCGGTTGCTTTAAGAAAATCAGATTGCTTCCACAAATATCCTTCTGTTGGATTTGAATAAACTTTTTTAGCTTTTTCTCCGAGACCTTCTGTGCTAGGCAATTTAACCAACGATGCAGTGTCAAATACATTTGGATTTCTTAATGCAAACAATGGATAGGTTTGCTTTCCATCATCTACAAACCCTCTATCAATATATTCTTTGGTTGCATAAAAGTATTTTTGACCGTCCGAGCCTATTGCAGTAAAAAGAGCAGGGAAATCACTAGAGCCGGGCTGACTTAGCGTTAATGTTGTCATGTCAATTCCACAATGATGTTTGCATGATTAGCCGGGTATCTCAATGTTTGAGGTAATACCTGCGCCCACCTTCATTGCTTTCAATTGGGCCTCTGCTTCAAACTCTTGCTTTCTGAATAACATCTCGGCTTGGAACTTGTCGCGCTGTAACTGCAAATCAGCCGCAGCCTTTTCCCTTGCCAACTGAATATCAGCTTGTGCCTTAATCTGCATATTCTGAATGTCGGCTTGAGTTTTTGCCATTGCCGCTTGTGCTTCCGGAGTCATCTGAGGGGCTTGTTGCGGAGGTGCGCTCAATTGCTGATCGAGTTCCGGAGGAATGGCTTTATAGAATTCAGCACTGTCTTTGAATCCTGCCGCTTCCACCATCCGACCGAGCGTGTTTCGGTACTGCCCAATGCTGACCAATGGGTTAGATGGCCCCATCTGTCCCAATACTTGTTCTTGTTTCTGTAGAACCATTTGAAGCATCGCCATTTGCTCTTGACGGTTGCCAGCACCGAGACCCACATTTATGTCCACATCGTATTGATTAGTCCACTCTCGCGGGTCAAAGGCCACATAGTTGCCTCTCATACGCACAATGCGGGGCTTGTCTTGATACTTGCACAGCAGATGCAAAATCCCTTTAAACAGAGACTTAACACCCGTTTCCGCAAAGATTCGCGCAATCAGTTCGACCTTACCTGCGCCAGCCGCTTGCATAGATGCCACAGCCGCAGCAGTCACATTCTGCAAAATAGCGGGGTCTAGCCCTTGTGAAGCGTCTGTTACTCCGGTGCGCTTTTGGGCCACAGAGTCAAGATATTGCAACATCGGGAATGCTTGTCCCGCAACCGGAGGCACATTCAATGGTTGCACTGCGCCTTGAGACTTAATCCGCACCACTCCACCCGCAGTAGCTGTGAGCAAGTCATCTAAGTTAACTTGACCGTCTACAGCAGTCACCCGAGCATTGTTTGTCAGATAGAGGTTGTCCAAAATCTGACGGGTGATAGTGGTCTTTTGTAGCTGAATGTCTGTAGTCCGGTCAGCCAATGATTGACCGAAAAACTTGTGCGGGATTGGAATTGGACAGATCGAGTGGAATGGCACATAGTCGCATTCTTCGTCTGACAGTATTTCGTTGCCAGCATAGAACACTTGTCGCAGTTCAGCGATACCGTCCCCGTCCATGTCGGCCCGTAGGTAACACTCGAACACTTCCACACTCTGCATCGAGTCATCCATGCTTGTGGAGTCATCCGGTTGCTCGCCATTGGAGAACCTAACGAGTCGCTCCGGTGTGTAGGTCAGTGAGTCGCTAGAAGGAATCCCGTCCACAATGTCAGCATCAAAGCCCATTGCGATCAAGTCGCTACGGGTCATCAGCTTACGGTGGGCAACGAATGGCGAACCCTCAATCCTCCGAGCCTTCTTAGAGATTAGGAATTCTTCCGGAGGTACATTCTCGACCACCACACGGCCCGTCTTTTGTTTCTTTGAGACGGTCACAGCATGAATCTTGACCTTCACCGGCCCCATTGGGGTCATCTGATCGAACTCTTGTGTGTCTTGTTCAACGATCTCCATCGTGCCATCGCTCATCAGCATGGCGAGTTCGTCCTCAGTTAGATCGCGGTACTTTTCTTTGATTACATCTTCTTTATCTTCCCAATAGGCTTTGACCACCCCGACCTTTTGGAGAAGCGCATCCTTGAACCAATCGTGAAGAATAATCACGCCTTCGTTGTCACGATTGAATACCCAATTCACATACTCGGTGGCTTGCTTTGCTCCGGCTTCATCATTTGGGCCACGGGGTTCAAACCTCACCACCTCATCGCTTGCCGAGAAGATACGCACCAATGACGGGAGAGAACCGTCTACGGCCTCTGCCACCTCACCCGTGACAATCTGAGACTTGCCCTCTACCTCATTGCCGTATGGTTGCCGGAGGTAGGCTTGCAGTGCTTCCCTACGCTGTTCAGTGGTTTCGGTCTCCAAATAGCCGAGACTGTTGGAAATCTCCGCATCAATGATTGATTTGAGTTTGTTTTCGTCCATCACACAATCCATTTCACATTTTGAGTGGGCATCTTTGACCAGCCGGTCGTTTCGTTTAGACCGATTGCCAAGTAGCGAAAAGCATCAGAAGCATGGCTACTCCAATCATGAAGTGGTCGCTCGTAAAAGATTTTCCGCTTTTCATCGTAATCCCTTCGGTAGTTTCTGAGTGCGTCTAGTCCTTGTTTGACCTTTGGCACATTGAACCAGCATCGCGGGAGAAGCCTTCGTACCGCTTGGATGCCATCATCGACCCCCATGCGCGGGGCTACACGAATGTTTAATCCAGCATCGGTTAAAACCTCTAGTCGGCTTTTCCCCGTCCCGAGTTCCCGCACTTGTACATCGTGAGGTAGGATTTGCTCGGCTTTGTCCCATCCATTATGCCTTAACCAATTCACATAATTGTCGAGTCCTACGCCGTTGTTCTCGTAAAAGTCGATCATCCGGATTTCTGAACCCGCTATCTGAGCCACCCAAATCGCGGTTGAGTCGCCCATTCCTAAGTCCCATGCAGCCACTGTCTTGCAAAGGTCATCACGGGGAAACTCTTGAATGTGGTTCTTTTCATCCAAATCGTTCAGCAGTTGACCGTAATAAGAGCCTTCCACCGCTGCGGTAAACGAGCATTCAAACTCTTGAAGGTACTTATCATCCCCCATCTCAATCCGAGCAGCCTTTAGTTCGGTCTCGTTTAAGACTTGCGTTTGGGAGGCTTTGAACTCTAAAAGCCCCCAACCGTCCTCAGTTTCTGCCCGATCTCTGAGGTCTTTAAAGTGATTGTGGCCCTTTGGAGTCCCGATAAATAGACACCATCCGAGTCTGTCAGCCAATGCCGGTCGGATAATGTCTGTCCATATCTTTGGGTTTTGGTCGCCAATCTCGTCAAGAATCACCCCATCGAAGTACTGTCCGCGCAGTGAATCGGGATTGTCTGACCCGTATAGCTGAATCCTACGGTTCCAAAAGTCCACCCGCAACTCGGAAATGTTCTCTGTGCCGCCTAACGGTCTTGCGTACTTTGTGAGATAGTCCCATGCCACCCTTTTGGCTTGCCCGTAGGTAGGGGCGATGTAAGCATATCTCGGTGCTTCCTTTTGGTTAGTCACCGCATCTTTAATCAGATGGTTTATCGCTGATACAGTCTTTCCCATCCTTCGATGGGCCACCACCACCCCGAACCGTTTAGCGTCTAGCAGAGTATGAATCTGCAATTGCTCTTTTCTCGGGGAATAGGGGATTACGATGGATTGTTCGGTTGCGCCCATGTGACTTTCATTTCAATGGGATTGGACGCATCTCCGGCGTGTTCTGTCCTTGCCAGCTTTGGAATGTGATACTCCACTACTGACTGAAATAACTCAAACGCCTTTGCGGGGTTTGGCTTTATGTCATGCTCGGGGTCGCCCTCTGCTACCTTGTCGAGCCAAATAGAGAGCCTCCAAGCGTTTCCATCTACAAAGGTAGCTATGGCTTGTCTTGCCTCAGATGTGGCCTTATTTGGCGTTCCTGCGGCCCTACCGCCTATTCTCCCGCCACTCATATAGCACCCTTGCTATCTTTGGCTACTATAGTTAGCATTGTCTTCTTTTGCATTACCAATTCCTTATGGCTTGTTGGTGTTGACCGTTGCTTTTTAGTCTAACATAGCTTTTGTGATTGTTCACTAACATTCATTTTGCTACCATGCTTTCAGAGGTACTTATGAAAATTACAATCGTTAAAGACGAAACCCGCGCACCCAATATTGAACTTGATGATGAAGCAAAGGCTTTGCCAGCAGACGAGTTGGCTTGCTTGGTACAAGATGCCATCATGTTGCTCCACTCGCATTTGTTGACACTTGAGTCAATCCAAGAGTCCTAATTTTTCTTGTTCTAGGTATTTATAGTAGTTGTCGATCATTTCTTGGTCAACAATGTCGGAAATGCCAGCTTTACGCTTTTCTAGCGCGCCAATGACATTGCTCCGCATATCTCCAGCCTTACCCGTAAACTGTTGCTC